AATTTACTCGTAACATCATTTCTCTTGACGTTTTAGAATAGACAATTGAATGTGTTGACCCGCACAAATAAATATACGAATGGTTACTTATGGGGGACAATTTCTCTCTATAAATGGGAAGGCATCCTAAATAATAAATTAATACATTGTCTTTCTGATTCAATAAGAAATCATTTAAACATAATACATTTTCCGCTTCTTTCATTGCTGGATTAAAAAAACAATTGTCTTCTAATACCAAAATATTATCATAATTGCATTGTTTTGCATGTCTGAAAATATTTAAATTTATATCTACAAAATAATACGATAATGTTGATCCGTTATCTTTTTTCTTTAATAGTTTGGGATCTTGTATTAGTATCACGTATAATTTTTTTGTTGGTTTATAAGTATTCAATTCTGCAATCATTCCTTCTAATTTTCCATTTCCTACAGTATGAATTAGATATGTTGCATCAATGCTAATATCAAATAATCCACCTCCCTCATATTGAATTTCGTATATGGAATATCCAATTTCTTTAATGGTCTCGTCTTCAACGTCTTCTACTTTATCAGAAGGTTCTTGATCCAAAGGTTCTACTTTATCCGAAGGTTCTTGATCCAAAGGTTCTACTTTATCCGAAGGTTCTACTTTATCCGAAGGTTCTACTTTATCCGAAGGTTCTACTTTATCCGAAGGTGTTTCTTCTACTACAGGTTCGTCTTTATCCACAGTGTTTTCTATTACTGTATTATTATCTTTGTCTAAATGATATTTCTCTATAGTTTCAATTGTTATATTGTTATCAATTTCTTTTTTATCTGACATAAATTTATCTATACAAAAACGACAAAAAAATATAATTCAAATCAAACGACCAAATAAATTATTTTCTCTTAAAGAACGATGTAATTGCGGCATTTCCGTTCTTTTCATTGTTTGTTTTTCGTAAATACTCGTCAAATAGTAGAATCTTGATCTCTTTATTCCTAAGCTTCTCTATTTTCTTTTCCAATTTAATCGGATCATCTTCTTCTTTTCTTAAAACATTGATTTCTCGTTGAAACGTCTTAATCTTTCCTACTTTCTTTTGATTCATCCATATTTTTTCCAATACAAGAGCAAATAATTGTTGTACTGGTTTCATTATCTGATTCGTAATATAAAATGAGTAATCAATCTTGAGATTTGCCTCTTTAATATATTGCGGCGTTTCAATCTTCTCTCCTTGAAGAGCTTTCTTATTCGGATTGTGAATATAAACAAACGGAATGCGATCCCCTGAGCTGGGTTTATTTCCTGGATCCCGCTCTGTCATTCGGTCGGCCAATACTTTATGTGCAATGGAGTGCGGATTTTTATAACCGGTTCTTAAAGATTTTGTAATAATAAGTTTATCCATCGGATAATTCTCATCTACTATATTTTGCAAACACGATTCTAAAAACTGCGTGGCTTGTTGTATATTTTGTTCCTTCATCAGGATGTCTATAATTCCACCATAGACATCTTTCACAATGGGTGCATTATCGCGGCGCTTTAATACAATCCCCATCTCTTTGCGTTTGCATTTATCTGGATCATGTTCATAAAGCATTCCCACGTAGCGTTTCTTGGATAGCAAACAAAATGGCATAAATGTCTTTTCATATTCCAAATCGTGTGGCTTTTTCAAGAAATTAGATGCAAGGTGCCCGGCTTCCTGTGCGAGTTCAATAGTGATTTCAAGCGCCTTTTTACCGCGAATTGGTTCTCCCTCTGGGGTTTGCAAATTGAAGGTGAAGAATACAGAGTCCGTGTTGTGAACAATCATATTTCCGATTCCGGCTGCAAAATGATGGTTGTCTGTAGTCAAGTCATAAACGTAACCTGTGTAGCGAATATATTGCATATCTATGATTACATTTTTATCAAAGTCAAGCAGTGAATCGTGTTTGTAGCAAAAGTTCAAAACTTGATCTTTACCAAAATAACTTGTTAACCCTCTTGACTGGGAATGCGCAAAACATTTTGCAATATGCAAATGATCCTTATTTGTTTTCATATTAAAATCTGTATTTAATTCCCCCGGAAATAAATGATATTGTTTGTCAAATGGAAGAGGATGATGCAATAATTTACTTCCTATTTGCACATCTTTGGATGAAATTTCAGTTCCATCCATTGTAAGCAAAGAATGATCATCCGTAACATCAACTAAACCCGTGTGGGTTAAAACACGAACCATTTTCTTATGAGATGCGAGCTGATGCCTTATTACACGATAAAGTGTAGTCCATCCTTTTTCCGTCCAAGTATCAACGCCAGTTAATTCGCAGAATTCTTTTTCTTGTTTTCCTTCTTCAACACATTTTACCCAATTGTTTTTGCCATATTTTTCGGCAAGAGATTCAATGGTGCAAATATCCAATTGTCCGTTAACTCTCGCATATACAGGTGTATAGTTTGCAACACTGTCCCCATATACATACTCTGCTTTCGTGAGAACCGGTCCATAGTTTTTTGTTTCACAAACCGCATCTCCATACACTTCCTCCACCACTCGCTTTGCATACGTGAGAAGATTGCGACCAGTCGCAGTCGTACAAGCAGCAATATCCTTCTCATAGAATGTGCTCGTCTTTGCACCGCATTGTCCATAAAGTGAATTGGCTGTTACTTTGTAGCCGAGTTGCCTCTTGTCCAATACATTCTTCATGAATTCGTCATTTTGAAGGGGAATCAATTTCCTCGTGGTTTTTCTTGCGACTAAAAGCTCCTCTAAAATAGCAGGCATAATTGCCTTTCCTTGAGCAAATCGGCACACCTTTTTTCCAGTCTTTATCTTTTCCAATGCAGCTTTCGGATTGTTGTTCTTGCGAACATACTTGAATGTATCGTATTCAATGCTGACATATTCATGTCCTGGCATGTTATCATATATGAAGGCGCCAGATTTATCTTTTTCCCCGCACTCCTTCACCAACTTACCACCCAGATCAAACTCTTGGGTCCACACCTTACTATCATGAGACAAATTCTCACTAATCATTGCCGAAGGATAAAGAGAAGCAAAATCTACACACGCAATCGGATTGTCCAAATACAAATCGCACTTGGGGTCCAAGACAATGGCTCCTTCATAATATTCATTCATATTTCCCTTTTCAATGACAGGCATTAACGTGCGCTTTTCCCTGCATTTCTTTGCAATATAGCTCGTCAGTTTGATTCCCTGACCGCGCATCACCAAGAAATTAATCGGTACACTGCAAATATTTGCCATCTCTACAAAGCCAGTTAATACATCTGATTTGTTCATCAGGTGATGCACCAAGTTGCAATCCTGAATACAGTATTTCGCGATGATAGAACGGTCTTTCGCTGTACCGCTTGACATGCGGAAAATATCTTTTGGCGTCACATCATCTTTTGCCAGACACCATCGTGTCTTTTTATTCTGATCGGGGGTCACAATACCCGAAACCACAAAATTCTTTTCTGCCTTGTTAACACTCAATACTTGGAATTTTGCACCACTATCGTAATAGTCAACTGAATGGCCAATTTCTTCAATATGGACGTAACTCCCCTCTTGAAGCCCAGTCATGTTTGTAGTGGTAATCATGGTTTCTCCGGTTGATAATTCCAACTTCTTGATGTAATCACCGATAAAATGACCTGCAACGGAGTCCAGCTTATACGAGGACAAGTTTTCCTCTCGTCGGAAGACATTGAGCAAATCAATTTGCAGACGACCATTCATTTTGATAAAGTGCAAATTGTATTCACCGCTGGCCAGCTTCACACTGCTTTCCTCTATTTTATAAATCCCAGTGTCGCGGTCTTTTGTTGCACAGATTTCCTCCACATTTCGCGACAGTTTCAAGAAATCAGAGACACAGTTGTTCTCTTCCGCCCGGCGAAACATGAACTCATAATCAAAACCAAATATGTTGTATCCAATGACAATGTCTGGATTTTCTCGCTGAATCAAATCCTTCCACGCCAATAGGACTTCGCGTTCTGTCATATACGATTCTATGACTGAATTCGCCGGAGTTTCGCATGTGTTTAATGCAATACAGTGATTCAAATAGGGCTCTGGTTCTCCATATCTTAGGAAAGTGGATCCGATAAACGTAACCTTGTC